ATCTTGCGTGAGGATGGCCGAGCCGGTGGTCTGCCCAAGATTAGAGATGTCGATTTTCTCTTGGTCAGCAGTCGGGTCCGTGAACGTGATGACGACGTTCGTGACGGTGTAGTTGGTGGCATCTAACTTGAGGATTGTGCCTGTACTGTCATGAGGAGCATCAGCCATTTTCTTCGGCTCCTATTGCTCGGACCACATGATCGAGAACGTCATCGACACGCTGTAGACGGGCGGCATATCGCCGCCCGCCAACTGGATGAATCCGTCGGCCTCGTTGTCGAGGCTAACGTTCTTCACTACTGTCGAGTGTGACGGCGACCCCCCGTAGCCATCCAGAGCGAGCCGCACCTTGTCTGCCAAGTCTCTTACTGCCTCATAGGTCACCGCGTAGAGGTCAACGGCGAGCGTGACCGACGGCATCCCCATCGGCCCGGAAAGGGTTTGCTGCCTCAAAACACTAGACCGCCGCCACGTGATGAACGGTAGGTCGACCGTCGCGGGGGCGATGACCGGATACACCCGCTGGCCGACCACCGCCGCCACGGCGGGATTGGTCAGCAGGACCGACGCGAGGGCTTGTTCGGGACTCTGGAGCGGCATGGATCGACCCCTGGGTTAGAGCGTGTCTGTGCCGCTGACCGTGCCAGAGTCGCGGTATCGCAGTGCCGCCCACGCCTCGGCCAGCGACAGCGACAACTCCCGCTGGAGAATGTCAGCGACTTGCCCCTGCGTCTGAAGCCACGCGGTGCTGAGCGGCGGCTGGCCCGACGTTCCGCCGGCTGGCATGGCGGGGATGATGATGGGCGTTTTCGACTTGCGGAAAAAAGCGTTCGGGTACGCCGGGTCGGTCTGGACGCGACCGTCGCCGCCGACGGTTTTCAGCACGCGAAACGGGCCGAGCTTCCGAAACGACGAAGCGATGTAGGTCGGCGTCATCTCCTGCACCTGATGCACAACACCCTTGCCGTTGACCGTCTCTTGCTGGCCGCGTCTCGTCCGCACGAACGGTACAGTCGGGCTCTTGCGGGTGTATCGCCGGAGGACCGGCGTCGTGATCTTCCGCTCATCGGTGCCGTTCTCTAGCCACCACTGGTGGAAGCCGCGATCTTTCCCCGCCCGCACCGAGCCGCCCGCCGCGCTCCTCGCCCGCCCGCGACCGGCTCTCTTGTCCCCAACAATGCCGACCGCGACGCCGTCCTGCCGGTACTGCACCACCTTGCTCGCCACGGCACGCTTGAGGTTCCCGGTGGGGCCGACGGGCGTGATCTGCCGGAGCCGCTGAGTCAGCGGCGCGATGGCCTTGCGAATCGCCGCAGCGACAACGCCTGCCGCCTGCTTCGGCGGGAAGAACTTGCCGATGTCGGTGATCAAAGAATCAAAGTCAGTGTTGAGCGAAATGCGAACGCCAGCGACTGCCATCAGAGAGTCTCCTGGCAGATCAGTTCGTGGACGCTGCGATTCTCATGCTCAAGGATCGAGATGATCTCTAGCGTCCGGCCTCGCCACGACAGCCGCATCTGCGGTGACAGCCCGGTGAGATATCGCATTTTTACGCGGTGCGAAACCTCGACTTGCTGCTGACCCGCAAGAAGGAACTCGCGGGCGGATACACCCTGCACGCTGGCCGACACTTCCGCAAACGTCGAGTAGGACAGGATCGACTCACCCAGGCTGTTCCGATTCTCGGTCGCCTGCTGCACCGTCACGCGGTCGCGGAGTATGCCTGCGTTCAATCTGCACCCCACATGACGATGGTGTAGGTGCCGGTGCCAGATGACGGCAGCACTTGGATCGTCGGCTCAGTGGCCGTGCTGAACTGCGTCACTGCCACGACGTTGCCCTTTGAGCACACGCGAAACTGCTCGGTGTCGATGTCCGCGAGTTTCGCTAGGCTTGCACCGCTCCACGAAAACGCAATGTGTGCCGGGTTGCCGAGCAACGCAAACTCGCCAGAGGCGTCGCGGTAACTGGCGTACGTGATCGTCCTGCCGGCCGTGCTCGCAGTGCCGGTGACCACGATGGCCTTGCCGGTTGTGTAGCCCGTGCTAGACGCTAACGACAACACCTTCAGCCGCTCGCCTGAGCGGTCGTGAAACAAGGCGTCTACGCTGATTCGGCCGTCGATGCTCATGAGTCCGCGTAGACCACAAGGGTGTACGTGCCAGTAGTTGAACAGGCAGACATTTGCAGAACCGTAGGCCCGCTATGAGATGACACAGCAACTTCTCCGTTGACTGACCGGAGAAGAAAGGCACTGCTATCGTTTTCCGAAAGGTCCCTGATGTCTCCAGCTCCACCGCTCCACGAAAAAGCGATTCGCTTAGCGTCACTGCTGACTTCCTGCCCGGCGGCATTGCGGTAGGTAGTGCCGCCAACTCCTTGGAAAACACCCTCGCCAAACGAAAACGCAGCGGTGCCTGCGGTGCCGCTCAGGTACTGCACAATGCCGGACGTGTACGCATCGGACTTTTGCAGCGACAGCACGTTGATGGCGTTCGTGCCGTCAGTGTCGTGAAACACAACGTCAACGCTGATGCGGCCGTCTACGCTCACGTGTACGACCCCCATGCCACGGTGTCGAGCAAACGCTTAGCCGCGTCTGGCATCTGGCCGTCGCCACGCTTTTCGTAAAGTTCGTGAACGCACATCAGCATCGCAGTCTTGGCTCGCTGCGGTACGTCGGCTGCGGCCCCGTACCCTGCGTACCACGTAACGCTGATGCTATTTTTGTCGATCAAGTGGCTCGGCCACGATCCAGCGTAAGTGGTGCGTATGATGCCGGGCGTCGAGTCGCGGTCAACGCGGTAGTCGGTCGTTGATAGAGTAGCCGTGCCGCCTGCTTCGCCCGTGACGTAGGTGACGATCACCGCAGTAGACGTACCGCTATTCGCCATCGGCGGGCGCGGCAGTTCGATCTCGTCTGGGAACGTGTCGAGACGCATGACCAGCCGCTGCGTGACCAGAGCCCGGTCAATGTAGTCCTCGACCCACTCCCTCGCGGTCGTGATGTAGCCGTTGATCAGCGTATCATCGGTAGACGTATCGACGCGGAGGTGAGACTTCGCCTCAGCCAGCGTGATCGGCTCGGTGGCCGGGGCCGTTGTGCGCTTAAGGCTGCGGTAGCGTCTCACTTGCGTCGTCTCCGTGGCGTCACGTCGGCCGACTCGGCTACCGGCTCGATGCTCGCTGTCTCGATCAAGGTCTGCTGCGAGTCACGTACCTCGGTGGCGTACTCCCACGCGATGAGGCTGCTGGCCTGCCGCTCGGGAATGTCGACCACCTCTCCGGCCTTGTACGCGCCGTGCTGCCTCGCCATTCTTATCTTCATAGTTCAACCCGCCTTCCATGCAGACTCTGGCGGCTTCCGCGTCTCCTGCCACTCGTTGCAATACTGGTGGACAGGCTTGCCAAGTTCTTGGCTAGGCCACGTGATCACGTACTCGCCGTGACCGATGGACACACGCGGCGTCACGTAGAGCCGGTTGCCGCTCAGCTTGAACTGCCTCCAGAATCCAATGTCAGCATCGGTCCTGCCGTCGTCATAACGGCCATCCGGCCCAGGTGCTTCGTAGAACCACGGCTTCTTCATTCGTCGTAGCGCGGCGGTCGAGATGATCGTGCATCCGAAGTGAGCGGTGTCCACTTGCTGGACGGGTGCGCCGAACCATTCCCGCGATACCTGCGTGAAGCCGTCTTCGGGTGGGTTGTCCAGCGTGTCAAGCGGCCTGAGCATCGGCCTGCCGTCCTCGCGTTTGGTCGGGGGCGGCGCGAGAGCATCGCACTGGAACGTCATAGCAAGAGCGAACAAATGTTCGATGTTCTCCTTGGATATGAAACTGTCCATATCCAGCGTAATGATGTACTCCGTGGTGGGCTCAAACTTCTCCATCATCCGCGTCAGCACTTGTGACCAGTAGGCACCCTGCCCAAGCGTGGGGCGGATGTGCAGCGGCATCATCGCCTCGATGAAGCCGAAAATATTGATAAGCGGCCCGAAGCGCGGCCCGCTGAGAATCGCCTCGCAACGCACCTCGACCGATGAGCCGCCGACTTGAATGAGCATGGTTTTTCCAGTTACTAGAAAAGAGAACGGCGGGGAGGCAGTCGCCTCCCCGCCGTCTACTTTGCTCGTCGTGTCAAGCGATCCGCCGACCGCCTGCGAGTTCACACCCTTGCCGGTTGCGTCCGTCGGCCCCGCTTCCGCCTTGCTCAGACGGCACGAGGTGATGACGCCGCAGGTCGACGCCGGGGTGGCGTACACCGTCAGGTATCGTCTCTTGCCACGGAGGTCGATATCGAACCGGTGGGCGTAGCCCACCGATGCGGTCGCCGTGACACCGGCCACCACCGTGAAGTCGGTGACGTTGACAAAGCCCGAGATGTTCGCCTGCCCGCTCGTCCCAGTCGTTTCCGAATGGGCTACCCGCAGCACGTTGGCGGCGGTCGTAGGACCGGTCGCTGACGTGAACGGGCTGAACAGAACATCAATGGACGCGTTGGCAAAGCCAAGCGTGTCGATCTCAAGCGAATGAGTCGCGGTCAGGAGAACCGAGGTCTCGGCTTTGCTGACGCTCTTAGAAGCGGCTACGTGGTTCATGGACTGGGAATCTCCAGGGAGTGAGTGTCAGGATCAGCCGAACTTGAGGGCCACGATGGGACCGGCCTTGGTGGTCGACCCGATGTCGTTCACCACCATCGCGTTGCGAGTGGTAGCGAAAGTCAGAGTCTGATCGAACTCGATGTACCGCTCAGAAGCGGTCTTGATCGAGATAGCCCGACGCTCACCAAAGATCGCGGCTTGCGACAGGTCACCGAACAGGGCAGCACACCCAGCGGTCGTGCCGGTCAGGCGGCTTTCCATGCTCTGCACCAGCGTGACAGGGTAGCCGAGGAACGTCTCGCCGAACCCGCCTGCGACGTTGTCGCTGGTGTTGCCGCCAGCACCGGACGATCCACCCGGCAGCATGGCGAGCCGCAGCATCGCGGAGCCCCAGCCAGCCGGGGAGATGTACCAGCGGGCGTTGCGGTTCCGAGCGTACATCGGCAGCCGAGCGAGGAGGTCGGTGAAGTTCTTCATGGTCAGATCACCGAAGGTCGTGTTGCTCGTCGCAGTCACAACCGAATACGAATAGGCCGACTGAAGAATCTTTGTCGCCACGCCAGTCACGCCGTGATATGCCAGCGTGCCGTCACCGATAAACCCGGAGTTGTCGAAGGCCTCGGCAAACGCCTGAGCCGTCTCGACGGCCATCGCGTCAGCGAGGTCGATCACCGAGTCTTCCAGCAGCGAGTTCGGGGTGCGGTTCGCCACGCCCCAAATCTTCGCGGTCAGTTCGACGTTGTCGAAGGTCACGTCGCTCGCGGTTACCTCGACGTTCTCGCCGACCGGGCGGGCCGTGAGCCCACCGGTACGTCGAGCGTAGACGAGGGTGTCGGAGTTCATGTTGACCCGCTTCGCCTGCTGCGGGAACACGCCGAACTCTTCGACAAGGCGGATGATCTCGGACGACAGCTCGGGGCTGGTGAGGACTCCTCCGAGCGAGTTGACGCCACCAGCCTGTACGCGGCTTTCAACGCCGTGGTCGCGGCACCACCGCCGAGCCTCGGCATCACCAAACACGAAGCCCTTGATGTGCATACCGGCTCGGTAGGCTCGCTCGCTGGCATCGGGACCGGTGAAGGCCTTGAGGGGGCCATGCGACTTCGGGACTGCGTAGTTGCGGGACTCCACGGCGGACTCCTTCACCTCAGGGGATTCGAGCTTCTTGGCCGGAGCAGACCGCTCAAGTACGGCACGCAGTTCCAGTTCCTTGGCCTGCACCCGTTGCAGGAACTCAATCTGATCGCGGAGCTTGTCAGCACGGGTTTCAAGCGACCGGAGCGATGCTTCCTGCGCCGCGTCCATTGCGGGGGCGTCACCTTCCGCCGGTGCCTGCGAGGTCGCTTCCATCTCGGCAACAACCGAGGCGAGTTCGTCGAGCAGTGCCTTGATCTTGTCCACGGTGGCAATCTCCTAGTTCGATTCGTGGCAACGCGGACGCGTCGCCTACGGTTGAAACTACGGGCCACCCGCCCCACCCATGCAGATACGCTTCAGCGCGACAGTAAACAACTCGCGCGGCGTACCTTGGTCGCCAGGATGATTTGCTTGTCGGTGCAGCCGCATTTCGCGCACCGCAAGTATCGCGTCTGATAGTCGCCGGATCGCTGCGACGACGCTACGACGAGTTTTCCGCTGCGGCACTTCGGGCAGGAGTCGCCTGTCTTAGCGGCCATGCTGCCTCAGGTACTCGCGGAGTTCAGTCGCCTTGGCCATAGCGATTAGGTTTCGTTCGCGACTCGCAAACTGCGAACTACGGAACGCGTCGTAGGATCGCTTCGCCACCTTGGCATCGGCGTCGGGATAGGCCGGAAAGGTCACGGGGCCAACATCGATCAAGGACGCGACACGCTTCACGGTGCGGATCGAGCGGCCGTCCTCGATGCTCCACTCGTCGCCGCCTTGGGCGATCTGGAACGAGAACGACGAGCCACGCACGATGCCCGCGCTGATGTTAGAGGCGAGGTCGCGGCCGTAGGTGGTGTCGGGAACGGGGAACTCGTACCGCAGGCCGACCTCGTCCACGCTCATGCGGAGCGTACCTGGGAAGCGGGCGAGAGGATAGTTTGGGTCGTGGTTCCACAGAGCCCGCGTCTCAAGCGGCGACTTGCGGCCACGCCGCTCCGCGACGATGCCAAACGCGTCGGGGTGCATCCGCTCGATGAACTCGCCGTCCAGTTCCAGCGAGTTGACGCCGAACTTGGCAGCGTAGCCCACGATCCACTCGCGGCCGTTGTCCGTACCTTCCTCGCTTCGCCGCTCGACAGTGAGCAGCGGCTTGTCAGAATCGGTGTCGTCGATAGCGAGCGAGCGGCGTTCAATAGTTCCTGCGATCATCCTGTTCTCCTCGTCTGCGGCGTTTAGTTGCTCAACCAGTTTCCTTGCCCACGCGTACCCCGGATCACTGCCCCACAAAGCCCACGCGATGCGGCCGTTGCTCGGGAAGCCGTCTTCACCGGGCGACCAGCCCGTGCCTTGCTTGTCCACCTCATGCCGGTCGAAGTACGCCTTCATCCGGCGAGCGGTGTCGGGGCTGATGTTCGTGCCGTTGGAAAGATCGCGGGCTCGGGCAATGCCGACCGCCGTACCACCGCGCCCAAACTCGCTTCGCCAATCGAGCCCTTTCTGTGCCTCGGCCCGCACACCAGCGGGCGGCGTAAAGTCGATGTGGTCATACCTCGCCATCGGTCGCCTTCTTCCTGCGGCTTCGCTTCACCGGCTTGTCGGTGATCGTCTGCGGCGAGTCATCAACCCACACGTCCACGCTGATGCCTGCGGCGTCGGCCGCGTCAGCCTTCAGCGTGTCACCGCCAACGAGCAGCACCCGCGAGAAAGACTCGGCGTAGTCGCCGAGAGATGCGATCACCTCCTCTCGATCCGCTTCTGGCCGTCGGGAAATCATCACAACTGTGTTGCCGTCTGCTACCGCCTTGCGAGCGAACTCGCCCCACATCTGCGGGTCAGCGGAAAACGTTCGGTCAAAGTCGATGCTCACCGTCATCGCTCGCGCCTCGGGCAGCGAGCGACCAGCGGTCGGGGCGGCTGGGGCAGGAGCGGCCTGCGGAGGCTGCACGCTGCCTGCGGGATTGCCAGCCACCACCCCGGCGAGGATCGCCACGACCTGAGCAGCGGAGATGCTTGGGAACGACGCGGCGATGAGTGCCGCCGCCCCGTCCTTCGTGATCAGGCCCATAGGCACTTGCGAAATGATGGCGATGAGGCCCGTGATCTGTGCTCCGTTGAGAGACACATCCGCCACTTGTGGTGCTTGAGCCACGGCCTGTTTCGCAGCCGCAGCGGCCAGACCGCCCTCGACCGCCTGCCCATCGATCTTGCTGCCGGGTTGCTGCTGTGCCAGCACGTCGGTCGCGGATGCCTGCTCGCCAAGCGTTCCCATGTTCAGCGGGCGGTAGCGGATGTCGCCGCCATCGACCGGGTCCATGTTCTCGGATGCTCGGATGTCGTTGGTGGAAACGACGCCGATGTCCCACATCGAACGGTAGTAGGCCGACCGGCTCGCGGAGTCGCCGCGAAGCAGGCCGCGCACGTCGAACTCAATCAGGTAGCGGTCGTCGTCACCGAGCAAGTCGCGCATCATCGCCGTCTCGATGCGGCGCAGCAGCGGGATGATCGTGTGCGTCACAAACTCAATCTCGGCGGCAGGGCTGCCCGCTTCAAGGCCGAGCAAAAATCCCGGCACGCGAAACAGCCGCGCGATCTCGCCCAACTGGTAACGCCGTAACTCGATGAACTGCGAGTCGGTGTTGCTGGCCTGCGGAATGTCGTAGGGCTTGAGGCCGCCCGTGAGGACTGCCGTGACGTGGGAGTTGCCCACGCCGCCGTGCCGCCCGTCCCACTGCGACCGCAGTGCCTCGCGGGCCTCGGCATTGAGTTGACCGTCGGTCGAGAGGACGAAGCCGGGGCGCGCCCCGGCAGCGAAGAATCTCGCGCCGTGGAGTTCGCACGCCCGTGCCAAAGCGATGGCGTCCTTGCACTCCTCGACGATGCGGATGCCGTTGACGCCGTCGTCGGACGGGCCGCGAATCTGAAGGACAAGCGACTCGTTGAGGAGCCGCTCGGTGCCTTTCTCCTCGCGGTACTTGTAGCGGAGCTTGCCGTTCTCAAGCCGCTCGATCTTCATGCGGCTCGGGTGCAGTGGCTGAATCTCGCCCGCCTTGAGTTCGGCAAATGAATCGCCCCACAGATCAACGTGCATCACCGCCTGCTCGCGGAACTCAAAACTCGTCTGCCATCCGTTCGGCCGGTCGTGGAGTTGACGGTACAGGGGCAGTTCGCGGGCGAGTCGCTTGCCGCCACCGGGCGTTCGCTCCAGCACGTGCAGCGGCAGGCTCGCCACCGTCTCGGCACGAATCCGCAGGCAGGCAAACACCGCCGAGACTTGGTGGGCGTTGTTGGAGTCGATCCGCACGCCAGCGGAACTTCGCCCGCCGTCGTCGTCCCACATTCGCTCCTCGCCTGGGAGCCAGAGGATTCGGTGCTGTGAGTTCTGAGCGATCATATGAAAAAGATTTCTGGAGTGGCGTCGGGTCGCTGCTCGCTGCCGGTCCAACTCCCGATGGCTTGGCACAACGCCACGATGCCGTCGATGCGTTCGGTGGACTTGGCTTTGCTGGGGAAAATGTTGCCGTACCTGTCTTCGTGGACTGCGACGTTGCCAGCACACCACGACAACACGGGATGCCCGGCGTGCCGAATCTTTGAGTTTCCAATCAGGTTTTCGAGTGCCTTGGCAGGCGCGCTCATGGCGCGGCCGCCCTGTGGGAATCCTCGCACGTCGACCCCGTCCCCTTGCAGCATATTGGCGATCATCTGGCCGTTGAACTTGAGGTCGCACGCCAACTGCCTGACCTTGTACTGCTCGCAGATCGCCGCGATATCGCGGTGCAGCACGGTGTAGTCGGTCACGTTTCCATCAGTCACGCGGATGTGACCGTCCCGAATCCAGCCCAGATAATCCACCTTATCGCGGGTGGTTCGTTCAACGGCGTTGGCCTCGGGAATCCAAAAAAACCCAAGCACGTCGATGCTCCCGTCCTCCGGGTCAGGGCAGACGAGAACCAGGGCCGACAGGTCATAGGTGGTGGCAAGGTCGAGCCCCGCGTAGACGGGCCGGTCGCCGAAGTCTCTAAGCGGCACGGAGCCTTGCTGCCACGTTTCCGGTGACAGCCAGCGAACGTCAGAGGTCGTCCAAGTGTTGAGCCGGTAGCGGAGAAAGGAGTTGAGTTTCGTTGGCGACTGTTCGGCCTCTTTGGCGTCGTGGGCGAAGTCGCCCGCCTTGATCGTGACGTTCCACGACGGGTTCGCCTGGGGCCACGTGTCGGGGTCTTTCCAATCGGCGTCGGCCTCCATTTCGTGGATGCAGGAGAAGAACGTCGGGTCGTGCTTCCAGTTCGCCGCGACCGCCTTGGCGTACTGGTACTGCTCGTAGCAAATCCCCTTGCGGTCGTAGCCCGCCGTCGTGATCGAGACGAGCAGCGGCTGCTCTCGGGCCGCACCGCCGTATCGCAAAGCATCCCAGAGGCGGCGATCTTTTTGGGCATGGAGTTCGTCGAAAAGCAGGGCGTGAATATTCAAGCCTTCCGCTCGGAACGCGTCGGCGGAAAGGACGCGATAGAACGACGCTTCCTTGCGGTAGGCAATCGTGCGGCGGGAGTCGATGACTTCCAGCACGCGGGAGAGTTGCGGCGAAGCCCGCACCATGCTCGCGGCTTCACGGTAGACCACCGATGCCTGCTCACGATCCG